TAATTAGTAATGGTATTACTGTGACTAACGAATGCTACCAATGCACGCAACTCAATGAGTTATGTGCAGATTGTATAGATAAAAGAGAAGCACAAGCCGCAGACATAGCGTATGAGATTGTTGACGAAGGCAATCTTACATACCTAAGAGTCTGGAGTAAACCAACCGATTGGACCCATGATAAGGGTGCCAATCACAAATGGACTGAGCGGGATGATGAGTATCTTGACCCAGTAGTAGAGATGGCAGATAGGTTCTTTGATTTAGAAGATGCCATCGAATTACAAACATCAGAAGCAGTATGTATTGTTTGCCATTATGTTTGTAATAAACATACAATTTGTCCGAATTGTAACTAATTTAATAGCAGTTGCCCCTGTAACAAGTTGACAGGGGCAACCGCCCTAAATGAATAAGGAGATAGACATGAATAATGTAGACATAACTGGCTATATAAAGTCAGTTCGTGAAGCAGGAACTAGTAACTATAAAGTGTTACTAGCAAGTATCAGTCAGCGAGATGCATTTGGCAAGTGTGTATACACAGGCCAGATAGTTGCTCTTGATGATGAAGTCAAGGCACAGTTATTAGCAGTGCCAATGCGTGATGGTGTCTCAGATATCATCCGTATCAAAGGGTCTTTAAAGACTTACTTTGACCGCCGTAATCCAGATAAACTGGAATCCCGTCAACAGATTGTTGCCCACTCAATAACAGTAGGCTAACATACAACGGGCTGGCTGGCACTACCTGCGCAGCCAGCCCTACAAAAAGGAGATAATGTGAATAACAAGAGAAAGAATGGCAAGGCTTGGAAAAAGAAACCCAAGATACAAAAGAAAACAGGTAAGACTATTAATGGATATAGCCCAGCCAAATTGGCTGAGCGTGCACAGAAACGGAGCAAATAATGTATCTAGACACAGGAACAATGATAGGTATTATGATAGCCCTAGTTGCATGTATGTTAATTATTGGTTATAACATCTATATTATTCAAACACAAAACGCTATCATTAGGCGTATGAACAATGCCAATGTAGCCTTACGCAAACGAACAATGGAAAGACAATGAGAACTAGAGAAGAGTTACTCAAAATAAAAGAAGCATTTGCTTTTGCTATGCTTGACATGCTTGATGTATATGACGAGTTAATAGCAACAGGTAGAGTGTGGGTAGTAGATGAACCAACAGTTAATGACCTTGTCAAAAATGAGAAGGAATCTAATGGGTGACCCACTAAGAAATCGTGGCCAACTAAAAGGTCGTGGTGCTATCAAAGCAATGGAAAAATCCCACGATGAAGCATGGGAGGCTGGCTTTAAAGCAGGTATTGCTTATCAAAAAATTGGTAAGATAATGATTAATGATTTAGAAAAAGTAGAAAGGATAACTAATGTTAAGTCTGAGTGATACTTTAGTAGAGGATACACCTCAATGGGAGCATACCGTGTGGATTATGGCAAAAGTTAGATGCCGTACCACACATGTAGATATACATACAGCAGGAGATGAAGCCCTTGATGACCCCAGCGAATGGCATGTGTTAGAGTTTGATAAAGGGGTTAAGCATAGTCAAGAGATTGTTAGGGTGAGATGATTGAACAACTCATTACAAGTTCATACCTCACAACAACACAGTCCTGGACATTCTTACTACTCTTTGGATATATCACATGGAGGATTATTAGATGAAGAGATTGTTAGCAGGGTATTTAAGTTGGCTACTAGCGTTCTTATCAATACCATTCTTTCCCAGTCCAACATACGCAGCAGCAGTAGCAATAAAATTGCAAGCCAACTGCATAGACACATCTATCTGGACACCACGCATGGCAAAAGCATACGCCAGAGCCTTAATGAAATGGGAATACCCACATTGGAATAAATCTGAATACACAGCACTAGCAAAACTTTGGGGTAAAGAATCAGCATGGAATCATGAAGCAGTGAATGACAAGTCCACTGCTGCAGGTATTCCTCAGATTCTAGGGCTTGACCCTAAGACCCCAGCCCCGCTCCAGATTGAGCGGGGGCTGGAGTATATCCAACACCGCTACGAAAAACCATCAGTTGCATGGGCACATTGGCGTGCCAACGGATGGTACTAATCAACAACAAAGGAGATACAAATGGCAAGAGGAAATGGCAGAACAATCAATGTAAAGTTACCAACAGCAAAGGTAATCACTGCATTACAACAAGCACTAGCCAAGTTAGAACTTGACTACACATCACAAGACCAAGCCGAAGCAGAGTATCAAAAGGCTGCAGAAAAATGGCGTAAAGATATTAGTAAGTGGGCTATTGATAATTTCAGCAAGGCTGAAAATCTACGCACTAACTATGCTAGTTGGAAGTCATCACTTAATGTTGACTTTGATATTCCAACACAAGAGGGTAACTTTCCAGAGGAACCAATGCGTAACTTTGAAACAATGAACATTCATAGTTACCGTGATATGAAAGAGGAGATAGGCAATGCTATCCGTATCCTTCAACTAACAGATGAAGAAACAGTATCAACATCTACTTACAATTCAATAGCAAAATACCTATAGGTAAGTTGGGCGCCCTGCCAACAGGGGCAGGACGCCCTCAAAAAAAAGGAGATAACATGGTAGAGATAGACTATGACCCACTTCGCAATGAAGTAAGGGACGAGTTGATTAATCAAGAAGGTAAATACAATCCAAATGACCGCGATACTAATGTCCGTATTGTTGAGGAGATTCGTGTAGCAATTGATAGGTTGGCAGATGGTGTTATACCCTCAGCCCAACACATAGCAGAGGTAGCCATTGCTACTAATAACAACCTACAAATCCGTGACTTTATCATGGGTGTTCAACAAGAAAAAGATATCAACTATGTAGGTGAGTACATAGCATTACTTGGTAATGTTATTACTAAAGACAAAGCAATCCCATTAGCCACAATATTCTGTGGATATCTATATCAAACTGAAGAGATAGAGCAAGCCAAGACTATGTTGCTTGAAGTACTAACTCTTAATCCAGAGTATCCACTTGCTAAATTATTATACAGAGTGTTTACTGCTGAATGGGCACCTAATGAGTTAAGTAAAATGGCACAAACATTACACTCTAAAGTAGTTGATACTATCTATGCAATAGAAACTGAAGAAATAAACAATGACAACTGATACTCTCATACATGGAGCCGTACGTAAAAGTGCATGGCACAAGGCAGGCGTAGCAGTAGAAGCCACATCAGCCAGTGAAGTAGCCAGTCAAGCAGGATTAGACTGGACAGTTTCACTACATGATATAACTGCAACCTATACAACTCCAGGTGAGAATGGTATAGATATGGTTAAAGATTATATCCCAATTGAAAACAAGAAAGCGGTTATCAAAACAGACCCATATGGTCAGACATCAGCCATTGGTGTAGTAGGTAATCGCTATAAAGTATTTCAGAATGCAGAAATCTTTGGTGCATTAGATAACTTAATTGATTCTAGTGGACTTAGATACGCAGCCGCAGGTGAGTATGATGGTGGTGCAAAAGTATGGATGTTAATGGAAACTCCAATGGAGATGACCATTGCAGATGACCCGCACTCAGCATTCTTATTAGCCAGGACTAGCCATGATGGTAGCAGTTCAGTCATTATTAAACCAGTGATTGAGCGTTTGTTTTGTATGAATCAAATCAATAAGATATACAGAAACAATAACAAGTATACTTATACATTGAGTCATACAACTAATGCAACACTATCAGTATCAGAAATTGCCAACATCATACGATTAACTTATGATATGGCTAATGATTACACTGCACTAGCAGATATATTACTTGATAGAAAAGCAAGTCATGAACATGCTAAGAATTATTTCAAGCGTGTGTTCCCACTACCAACCAAAATAGAGGAAGCACCGTATCATCTGCTATCAGTAGGTGAAAAGAAACAATTTACCAATGCTATCAATGCTAGAAGTAAATCATTTGATATCTATGCTACTTCTCCCACACAGGAGAACATACGAAACACAGAGTTTGGTATGTGGCACGCAGTCGTAGAGTGGGCTGACTACAATGCTAAGGGTAAGAACCTAGCAGTTAGCACAATGGCTGGTCGTAATGACGCAGTTAAAACCAGAGCACTTGAATTATTGGAAGTGTAATGGAACATATAACAGAACATAAGTGCCCTTGTTTACCTTGTCGCCAAGATAGAGTAAAGGCATGGGTAGGTAAGTTACTTGATGCTGGTATCCCCGCTGATAATATTATGATGGAGATTAACCAGTATGGTGGCAAAGTAATTATCTATTCAGGTAATGAAGATAGAAGTTGCCATCATTTACACAAAGAAAAATGGTGCTATCAATTTAATGATAGGTCATTTGATTTTGCAATGACATGGTGGTATGCTCACGGAGCAAGACAACTACAAAAGGAGATGGCATGACAATGTACTATACAGAACTAGATGGTACTGAACCAACAGTATCTACACAGGTAGGTGGTGTTAAGTATACCTTTACCAATGACTCGCTTACTAGATTAATAGAAGAAAAAGAAACTCTTAAAGCAGAATTATTAGGTGCAGAGCGTAAGTTTAGAAATGCTCGCAATGATGTAAGAGAATTCTTTCAATCAAGATATGAGCCTGACCAGTCAGAAATTCTATGTGAAGTAGGAGATGTTAATGAACTCCTTATAAGTATAGGTGCTGAGCAACTAACTACATCATGGTCAGCAACAGTTAGTATCACAGCCACAGTTACGGGTATAGAAGCACCTAATGCAGAAGCAGTCAAAAATATGTTAGATGATACTTTTGAAATCAACATGTCAGTTGATGGCGATGTATGGGTTGATGACATTACAGTTGAGTCCGTATATCCTGAAGCCTAGTGTGATACACTAATCTTGAGCAGCCCTGGTTTCGGCTATCTCCTTTCTCGGGGCTGACTCATAAAGGAGAACATGATAGAAATAGATAGAGATAGATATGGCAGGCCATTAGTAGTACCACCAAATGGTGGTAAGCCAGTTGCTTACACACGAGCAACAACAATTGCTAATTCATTAGATGATGCATCAGCATTAGTAGCATGGAAAATGCGGATGGCTGCAATAGGTTTAACAACCAGACCAGATATATTATTATCTATTACTGCAGCACAAGAAGATAAGATGGCTGTTAATTCTTTGATTGAAGATGCTATGCAAGTAGCAGGTGCAAATAAAGCAGCCAACATTGGTACAGCAATCCATTCATTTGCTGAACAATTAGATTTAGGACATGACTTAGGAGTGGTACCACCAGAGTGGATGCCAGATGTAAGAGCCTATGAACATGCAACTAAAATTCTCAACAACAAATTCATTGAACAGTTTAGTGTGTTTGACAAGTACAAAATTGCTGGCACACCAGACAGAGTTGTTGAGTATAACGGCGAGTTATTTATTGCAGATATTAAGACTGGTCGTATAGACCATCCAAGTAATATTGCAATACAGTTAGCAATATATGCTAACGGCTTGCCGTATGATACTGCCACGGCAAGCCGTGGTACATGGGGCGAAGTAAACAAAGATAAAGCAATCATTATTCATCTACCCGCAGGCACAGGCACGTGCAAGTTAATGTGGATAGATATTAAAGAAGGCTTAAAAGGTTTACAATTAGCCATGAAAGCAAGAAAGTGGAGAGACCAGAAGGGTTTAACCACTACATTTGAATAGGAGAAAAATGAGTAGCACTGAATCACCAATCAGTATCAACCTCAAAACAGCAGGAGGTACGCAAATAACTTTGCGTGCAGATACAGCAGACCAGTTTGCTGACATGATTGCACAAGGTATACATATCATTACCGATGCAGTTACAGAAGTAGAACTAGCAGTAAAAGGTACATCAGCAAACAAGCCAATGTCCGTATCAGATATTGCTTCTAGTTTTAATTCAAACATTTCATCCAATGAATCAGGTGGAGAAGAAACAGTAGAAGATAAATGGGGCAACACTTGGGTATATAACAAGCCAGGTGCACCATCTTGTGAAAGAGGTGTAATGGTTCTAAAGTATGGCAAAGCACAGGCAACAGGCAAGCCATACAAAGCGTTCTATGACCCAGCAGCAGCACCAAATTGGACAGGACCAAAGATTCCTGCCGAACTACGTACTAAGCCTATTTTTGCTTAGTAATTAACAGTAGACGGGGCGTGGGGTATGGCCCTTCGCCCCGTTTATATTAAAGGAGAGAGATGAAAACATTAATAAGAAGTGTTAACAACACTAATGTAGGTGGTGAGCCACTACCTGCTGTATTCAAAGTGTTTGAAAATGCGGGAATGATATTACGCAGAGCAGAAGTAACAGTAATAGCAGGTACTCCAGGTGCAGGTAAGTCATCAATTGCTTTGGCAATTGCAGCAAAAACTAAACTGCCAACTCTTTACTTCAGTGCAGATACCAATGCACATACCATGGCAATGAGATTGATTGCTATGACTGGCAACATAAGTCAACAACAAGCAGAACAATTAATTAAAAGACAACCAGAAAAAGCAAAAGAAGTATTAGCCAATGGCAATCATTTGTTCTGGTGTTTTGAATCAAGCCCAACATTAAAAGATTTAGATGAAGAAGTGTCAGCATTTGAAACCATTTGGGGTAGAAGCCCAGCACTTATTGTTGTAGATAACCTAATGGATATAGCAATGGATGGACACGATGAGTTTGGTGGTATGCGTGCAGCCATGAAAGAACTCAAGTATCTAGCCAGAGATACAAACGCAGCACTGCTTGTATTACACCATACTAAAGAAGGATATGAAGGTAGTCCATGTCAACCACGCTCATCAATCCAAGGTTTAGTTAACCAGATACCAGCAATGGTATTAACTATTGGTCAGATGAAACAAGGAGATATGAATTATTTATGTGTAGCAGCAGTTAAAAATCGTTATGGTAAGGCCGACCAAACAGGTAACAACTATGTTACCCTTGCATTTAATCCTGAATCTATGTATCTAGATGATGTTATGATTAGGTATATATCTAATCAAGAGGAGTTATTATGAGTAATTCGCGCAAAGCAAAGGGTTCCAGTGCAGAAAGAGATGTAGTTAATTGGTTAAAAAAATGGTATCCATATGTAGAGCGTAGAATTGCAGGTGCACACCTAGATAAGGGAGATATAGCAGGGGTTAATGGTGTAGTTATAGAAG